AGCAGCATTAACACCAGTAACACCAGAAGTAACATTACCTCTAGACTCAATAGCATCAAATAAACCTTGAGTACCTGTTCCTGTACCAGCAGTTAAATCAAAAGCATCGTCAGTTAAATCAGCAGCACCTACCACTGGATGTCCAGTAGAACCATCATTAGCAGCTCCACCCATTTTAGATTCTAGCATAGCCATCTCTAAATAGTCAGTGAAACGAGCTCTTGTGTCAGCTTCAGCTTTTAAGTACCATAAATATCCTGATTGTCCGTTTTCAGCAGAAACCTCTACCCATCCAATTTTAGAAGCGTCAGATCCTGAAACTTCGTAATAATCTTTTAAGATAATAGGCTTGTTCATATAAGACTTGAAAGAAGGCTCATTAGCACCTCTTGAGTCACTAGCTGTTCCAGAATTACCAACATCAGCAGAAGTATTATAACTTCTTCCTTTTTGGAATTCAGAACCGTAAACTAAGATAGTGATAGCGTCAGCATCTTCAAAACCAGCAGCATCTAAAGAAGCTACACCGTAAGGAGCTACTTCAATATAAGCGTTAGCTGTAGCTGTACCTCTAATAGCTTCAGTTACTAAGCACTTTACAACACCAGCAGAACCAGCAACGATAACAAGATCGTTAACTCTAACGCCGTGAATTTTATCCATAGAGTTACCATCAATATCAGTGTCAATATCAATAATACCACCAGATACTACAGTACCACCAGCTTTTGTTTGTACTGTTCCTTTGTAAGATAAGTGTAGTCTTGATTGCTCAGACCATACAACTTGATCAGCTGTCATAGCCTCTTCCGCGCCAACTTGATTAAGGAAACCAGAAATTGTACGAGGTCCAAAAACCTCAGCTTCTTTTTCCATTAAGTCTGGCACGTATTGTTGCGCCCAACCAGCTCCAGCTGTAGACGCAAGATCTAAATAGTTTGTTGATAACGTTGCTTGCTGTGTAGCAGGAACGCTGTTTAACAAACTTCCATTTGTAATTGCCATTTTTAATTTATTTTAAATGGGTTAATAATTTATTTTCTATTTTTAATTTTAAACTTAAAATCAGAAGAGTTATCGCCTAATACTTTAACTTTCATTCCACCAGTGTTAATTGGTCCTGTAAACTGTTGTCTTGGGTCCATGTTAACATTTTTAGATTTAGCAACGCTCTCCTTGAGTGCGTCTGCTTTACCTTGCTCGTAAAAATGTTGCGCTATAGCGTCAGCATTCATAGCTGTAAATAAACTTTTATGGTAACCCTTAGCATCTGACATCGTGTTATCTTTGTTCAAAAACTTTTTGACAAAGTTGTTAATGTCGCTTTGTGTTTCCTTAACAGACTGAGAGTTTTTAACATTATATCTAAACTTTTTATTTCTAACATTAAATTCAAAACCTTTGAAATCTTTGTTGAATAATTGGTTAGTTTTGTTTAAAAACGTCCTGTGCTGTTTTTCAGCTACTTGTTTATTGTCTTCCGACTCTTTGTTATACCTATTAAAAAAGTCTACAGCTTTTTGTTGCTCAGTTGTGAGATTACTTCCAGCCTTGATTTCTTCATAGTATTTGGATTTTACACTTTCCAAGTGGTTCTTTGCTTGAGCAACTTGCTCTTTCAAAGCTAATTTTTTTCTTCTTATATCTCTTTCCTCGTCCTCTTCTTCATCGTAAGAAAATTGATCCTCCATCATGAAGTCTATTTCTTCTGTGTTAAGATGAGGTTTAGTTTGTTTATAGTATTCTCTTAGTAAAGACAAGCTGTCAAAGTTAGAATAATCTTGATTTAATCTAACATAGTCTTGTATGTCTCCTCCAGTTTCTTCCATAAAGTCTACTAACTTTTGGATATTCTCTGGTAATGGTTTTCCAGTAGCTTCAGCTTCTGCTATTGCTTCTTCAACTTCTTCAGTAACTTGCTCAACTTCTTCTTGAACTTCTTCGTCAGTTATTTCTTCAACTACAAGCTCTTCTTGTGCTTCGACTTTCGGTTGTACTTCTTCTTGTTCTTGTGTGGACTCGGCGTTTTCATCGCTTCCAGCCACTCCTGTGTCGTCAGCTGTGTCATCTGCAGCTTCTGTTGTTTCTTCTTGGTTTTCATCTTCAACTGGTTTGCTTAAATCTACTTTGATAACACTGTCGTCGCCAGCGCTTTCAAATTTACTTTCATCAGCTGTTTCTACAGCTTGTTCTTGTGTAGTTTCATCAACTACTTTTTCATTTTCTTCCATGATAAAATATTATATAATTAATTATTTAGGTTCAAAAGCACCTAAATCAAATCCACCTCCAAGTATATCATTACCTGAAGATTCAAAGTTTTTAGGTGGTTTGCCTGTTTGACGTTGATCTATAAGTTCACTTTGCTGTGAAGCTTGTATTTTAGTTCTTTCGTCTTTTCTATTTTCTTTAGCATCTTCTCTAGCTTTTAAATTAGAAGAGTCCATAGCTCTCAACTGCATGTTGTACTGAAACTCTTGTTCCATTAACTGAGCTTTTAATGCTGCATCGGCTTGCATTTTCTGAGCATCAAGCTGCGCTTGCATTTGAGCTAGCTGAGCCTCTGCTTGTTTTAAAGCCTGCTGCTTTTGTATTTCAAGTTGCGCTTGCGCTTGTTGAGCTTGCGTATTAGCTTGAGCTTGAGCTTGTATGTTCTGCTGTTGCATCATCTGATCTCGCTTCAGCTTTTTACCTCTACGTATTTTAAGTAGCTGATTAGCTAGCTTAATATTTTTAATATCTCTAAGATCTATAGCGTCTTCAAGATCTATTATCTTTTGTGCTAATGCTTGCTGTATGTTGTTTTCAAGTATAGCCTTCTGTTCTTCGTCAGGCGCTAACTCTAAGAATATGCCAAAGTCATATAAATGTAGCTCTGACATTTCTTGTAGCGTAGCAACATTGTGTACGCCTATACTTTGTATAAACGCTTCTTTTGTAGGTGAATACTCTATAATGTCAGATATTCTAAGAGATAAGCACTCACATATCTCCGCTGTTAAGAATAATCCTGAGTTTAATATATGTCTTGTTGCTGTATTGCTATTTGCAGCAGCTAGTTTCTGTACACCAACTAAAGCTCTTTCATCAGGCATGCTGCCATCACGAGCTTCATTAAGTCCGGTCACGTCACGTATCATCTGCAAGTAATAGTTGTAATTACCTATCAACGCTTGTATTTTATTACCGCCAGATCCAGATGTTATTTCTTGAATAGGTACTTTTCCTGGATTCATGTCACCTTCAGAAGTAAATGATCTACCAATAACAGAACCTGTCTGGAAGAACATGTTTAAAGCTTCTTGCGGATTATAGTTTGTGCCATTACCTAAATCAACTTCAGCTAAACCATCAGCGTCTAAATAAACACCATCAGGCACCATACGCGACATTACTTGCTGTAGCTTTAAGTGTGTTAACTGTATCATATCGGCAAAGCCTGTGATACGTTTTACTAATGACTCAATTTTACCTTTATACATCCTTGGAGCTACAATACTATAGTTCATTTTTACTTTAGTAAAGTTACTTTTAGGACGCATCATGTTTTCTGACATCTCCCATTTAAGTAGCTTGTTTGTGCCTAAGATTAAAGCACCTTCATACAATGTTTCAATAGCTCTTTCTAATTTTGAGAAATTACCTTCAACACCTTCAGGTGGATTAAAGCTGTCATCTTTTTCTATAAGCTTGTCTGCGCCGCTACCTGTTTCTTTTACTTTGTAAACTTCGTTCATATACGTTTTATAATTAAAATATAAAACTTGAACTTTATTGCGATCTACGTCTTGATACCTTGGTCCTGAATTATAAGAATTAGATCTTTGTGGATAACCTGATTGTTGTATTTCTTGTAAGTCTTCTTGAGTTAAATGAGGAAACTGCTTTGCTAATTCATTTATAGGTATTGTTTTAACTTCACCTACGTAATATATGTCGTCAAAATAAGGCGATTCAGTATATGAGTAAACTAGATCAGCTGGATCAACATAATCTACAGTAACACCTTCTGACGTTGTGAAATTACTTTTAACAGCGGCTATACCTAATACTGTTAAATCATAGTATAATTGTCTTTTTATTAAATCGTAGTTATTACCTTCTAGTAATACATTGATAGCTTGTTCTTCTGCTATTTCTACAGCTTGCTTATATGTTAGCTGCATGTGAAGCTCTAACTCTTCTTGAGTTTCTGGTAATTTTTCAGGATCGTTTTGATACAAGTTAATACCAAACTCTTGAGCAGCAAAATCATTCATTTCTTTAGTAGCCATATCTCCAAGTACACTTTCCATGTACTCAGTTCTTTTTGCTACGCCGTAAGGATCTTGTGAATATGCTTTTATATCAAAAGCTCTGTCTGCAATACCGTTAACAACTATGTCTACAAACTTAGGTATTATTGGAACAGGGCTCCAGTCTAAGTTTAAGTAGCTTAAGTCACCGTTTATAGATAACTCATCTTTATATTTTTGTATAGACTGTTCGCCTCTAGCGTACAATCTTAACTTATGAAAATTATTAAAGTTTGTGTCATATCTAGTATGACTTCTATCATCGTAAAACCACTCTGTCTCTATTGCTTTAGCAACCTTTAAACCGTAGTCATAGCTTAACTTTTCAGCATCGCTAACTACTTGACTTGGAAAATAACTTTTTATAACAGACTCTGCCATATTTTATTTTATTATTGTAGATGTATATCCTTTATTATCGTATGTTGATACGTTTATGTTTAACTTTGGTTTTATTCTTGTTGCTGTTGGTGTGTAAAGGTGTCTGTTGCAAGCCATTATAGCTAAACCTGAGCTTATAGTTGCATCAAACTTTGTTCTTTTATTTATATCAAATCTAGACCAGTCATTTAAAGTTTCATTAAAATATATATTTCCGTACACTCCGTCGCCTTTATGGCCAACGTGTTCTTGTATATACATTTCAATAGCAGCAGCGTGTGCTTGCTTAATATCTTCACTAGAATTTGGTATACCACCTATCTCTTTTTCAGTAACAGATAATTTATTCCAAGCTCTATCTGGTCTATTCATACTAAAGCCTCTGTAACCTCTACGCTTTAAATAATAAAGCAGTCTTGGCTTATTGTTCTCTGCAAGTAAAGGCATGCCGTAAAATACTAACGCCATTAATACATCTTCAAAAAATATGTCTGCAGTTTGTGGTCTAGCTATATATTCTAAAAACATATGGTTTGGTGGAGCGTCTTCCATAGAAAACTTAGTTAATCCATGTAGTGATCCTTTAGAACCTTTGCCACCAACAGTACCGCTAATGTCGTAGCTGTCACAACCAAAAGCTCCAACGTGTTCGTTACCAGGATATTTAACTCCATTTTTTACTATTATCTTATTCTGCAAATGACTTGGCGGCACCCAGCTTATTTTAAACCTACCTTGTGCGTTAGGATAAAATATAACGCTACTGTCTTTAACGCCATTTAACCATTGAAAGTTGCCGGTTGTAATAGCATTGTCATTACCGATACCTTCATTGTAATCTATTTGCTCGTATATCTTAACTAAATTAAATATACTATTTTTAGCTTCATCTCTAAAAGCGTGCTCTTCTGTTCTTGGAAACTGGCGGTAAAATTCATTTAAAGCGTCTTGGTCATCTTTTAATCCTTCTGCTTCATTATTCCAATGATCAATAACGCCATAATCTATCTCTAATCCTTGTGGGTCAATTCTTTTTTCTTT